AGCGGTAGCTGCATTGGCTATACCAGTAGTTGCATCAGCTTGAGCAGTATTTACTAGATTTGTGATACTGGTAGCAAAATTGGCATCATCCCCAAGAGCTGCTGCCAACTCGTCAAGTGTATTTAATAGGTCAGGGGCACCGTTCGTTAGAACCGTAATAGCATTTGCATTAGCAGTTGCATCAGCTTGAGCAGCATTAGCAGCAGCCTGAGCGGTAGCTGCATTGGCTATACCAGTAGTTGCATCAGCTTGAGCAGCCTCGGCAGCAGCCTGAGCGGTAGCTGCATTGGCTATACCAGTAGTTGCATCAGCTTGAGCGGCACTTACCAGAGCTTCTAACAATCCGAGATCGTCTGCCGTACCACTTGCACTGCCCTTGAGATCAGCAACGGCTAATGAAATAGACTCTGCAACAGACCCTTCAACAGTTACCGCTCCATTGAGAGTATCAACACCGCTCTGAGCATTATCAGCAGCAGTCTGGGCAGTACTAGCAGCAGACTGAGCATCATTAGCAGCAGTCTGAGCGGCAGAGGCATTGTTTATACCAGTAGTTGCATCAGCTTGAGCAGCCTCGGCAGCAGCCTGGGCAGTATTAGCAGCAGCTTGAGCAGCCTCGGCAGCAGCCTGAGCAGTGGCAACATCGCCTCCGCTTAAACTACTAATAGCCGCTGTGATATCAGAAGTTACCTTTTCCTGTGTGATAAGTTTTTTGACAGGATCACTTGTGTCCCCATCAAATAGCTTACCTTTTGTGTCAAACTTATGGACAAATAGACCAAAACTCATTTATGTTTACCCCCTACGGTAATATGAAGTAGTGGGTACCGTCCGAGATTAACGAGCACCCGCCAATGTTATTTAGTTCAATAGATGGTAGGGTGTCGATCAAGACACCCCCTGTCGCACTAATATTAACCACATTTGAACTATGATCCACCTTGCGGATCGTGAAAAATCTACCTGCGGGGATTGTCGCAGTATCAGGTAACGATACATCCACATTTCCTGCCGTAGCGTCTATATGCACAACACCATCAGTATCCAATATCGCCAACGGACTAGCCGTAGAATCCACTGAGCGAATCGGAAGTATGAGATTATTCAGGGACGTGATAGAGGGGGTTTGTGTAGTTGTCGTCTCTATCTCAACGGGGAATGCGCCCGTTACTAAGGAGACACCCTCTAATACCCACCTGCCTACGGGAAAGTCAGCTTTAGAATAGCTATTCGGTAAAACTACAGTTGTGTCATTGGTTGCTAATCGAGATGTTTGTTGCCAAACAAACGTCTGGTTTAAGTCGGATACCCTGATGCCATCCCCAGACACCCTGCTATTAACTCTCGCTTTTTTGAGATCTAAAATAGACTTTTTGGTCATTTTTAGAGTAACAAGCGTAGATACCTCGTCTGTATCTAATGTCGCAGAAGATACGTCGGGTCTGCCTTCAATTACCCATCTTCCAATGGGTGATTTCGCGGAAGCATAGGATCTGGGCACTAATACTCGAGTGTCGTCTATCGCCAGAGTTGACGTGGACACCCAGACGTAATTGCTGCCTTCGCTGGCAACAAAAACCGAATCTCCTGTGGAAAGCCCGTTTACTCTAAGGCTCTTTAGCTTAGTAAGAGTAGTTACCTCTTTCTTTTTGGACAGGTCGCCTGATGCGAATACTCCGAGAGACGATTCCTGAATCTGTATGCTCATTTCTACTCTCCATCAAACCAGGGCATGGAGTTCCACAGTTTTGACATGGACTGAGCGTATGGACTGTCTCCTCTAGCCTTGAATCTAACGACGTTAGAATCCGACAAGTCATCATTCCCAAAACTCATTGCGTAATTAAAAGAGGCTTTACGCAACACGGTCTCTGCGATCCAAAGAGCCATGACAGTATCGTCGTGCCTTTCTCTGCCCAATCCCCACATTTCTCCGATCAAAGGCTCGAGAATCTCTCTGTCCCTTCCCGTCTTCCAAGGTAGAGTTACTTTTTGATTCTCGAATAATATGCCTAAACTAGACACACCTTCCCATGGGTCTGCTTTCTTCTTACCAGTGGTTAGGTGGGGCGTAAGGGGTAGATCTGTAGACCTTTGGAGCCCGAGAAAAACCAACTCACCAAAGTTGTTTTTCTCGACTGCTATCTGTCGGACACGCCCCCCGAAACGCTCGTACTCAGACACAATTACACTTCTTAGCCTAGCAGGTGTTATGCCGCGCTCTCTCCTAAGCCCCAGCAGATACCTATTTCCACTTTTGTCTTTGCCCCAGGTTACGCCCACTGTAAAGTCAGTGTCTCTACTTGCTGCTCCCTTAGCGTCCGTGACTAGACTTAGGTCCCAGCCCTGTACAATGTCTAAATCATCATGAGGAAGCTCATAAAGACTCAGCTCTTTGCCTCGCTCCTGAGCACTCTTTATCCATTCCATCCTAAACGCAGCAGCAGAATCGTCCTGCACTTCATTCTGGAATTCCCTGGAGAACAGAACCTGACCCACAGCCTGGCGCTCCCTAAGCAAGTATTTAATATCCCGCTCCGCTTCCCAAAGAACCTCAGTCTCTCCCTCGATATGAACGTCTGTTATTACCTCGCGACCGTACTCATCCTGTTCTGTTATAAAGTGATAAGACTCAGGGAATTGTGTAATCGCCTTGTCCTCTATTACTCGCCATGTCGGGTCTTCGATCATGTGCGAATACAAATCATCGTGATGTTTTCGAGTGCCAATCACAATCATAGTACCGCCACGAACCAGCATTGGACCGATTGTGCCCCTAAACCAGTCCCTGGTCTTCTGACGTTGGTTTAAGGTGTACGTCGTCTTATCGTCTTCCAAGTCGTCTGCGATGATGAGATCAAAGTGACCACCCGTAATCGCACCGCCAGAGCCCACCGCTTCCAAAGTAGGATCTACGCTTTGTAGATTCCTAGCCACGTACACCTGTGTACTCATCCATCTATCTTCGTCAGACTGCTTGAATGGACCAAAACCTTGCTCGGGGGAACTGCACCAATCTTCTTGGATTTTCTTCGACTCAAGTAGAGACTTAACACGTCTCATACGTTTTTCAGCCTGACCCAAAGCCTCAGATATCCATAAAATTCTAATGTCTCTATTCTGACAAATAGCATTCACGCAAAGAGTTACCGCTGCTTCCGTCTTTCCATGGTCTCGAGGAGCTAAGATAAGCATTCGAGCTTTATCCTTAGTCTCTTTGGCTCGATCTATGGTTTCCTCGAAGCGAGATAGCCACCTCTCCCTGTGGGGGGCGTACCTCATTCCACAGTAATAAGTATCAAAAAACACGGGGCTTTTTACGCTTAGTGCCCGCCTGCCTTCGGGAGAAGATAGCAGCTCTGCAATCACACTATCTGTCATGTCAACGCCTTACGCACAACATCCGAAAATGTCAGCGACTTCTTTGTTCTCTTGGGTAATAAATCGTCGTCTTGGACATACTTAGGATCCTTGCCTCGACCGTTCCTCACCTTGTAGAGAAATGCGTTTACACGCCCCATGCTCCATTGAGCGCGACTCATCCCAGGTCTGTGAGATCCGCTAAAGGCTCCTGCGCCTCTTCGCCAGACTGCTTTTAACTTACCCAAAGTCACCCTTTTGTTTGGGTTCTTCTCGTTATGTTCTTTAACCTTATTCTCGAGACCTTTTATGGTTGCTGCACTAAGCGTGATCTTACCTGTTCCTGTAGACGCACTGCCTGGTTTGTTCTTCTTAGAACCTTTGACTCGCTCACTAGGTTTCGCGGGTGTTCTTTGGTGTTTGTCGTCTGCCTTACTACCAGGCTTAAACCTTTTCAAAATAAGCCTCCTTGATTAGACGGTGTGTCAACGGCGGGAATTGGATTGTCTGGTGTCTGCGCTTCAGACTCTTTCTTCTTATCTGGGCTAAATACTTGATGGAAAACGTCGTTGTGGTCTTTGTCTCCCAAGATACCCATCATGCCTACAGAATTCGCCTCGTCAAAACTGTGTCTATCTACTGCTTCAGCGTATTTCTTAAAGACCTTAGCCATTTGTACAGGTCCAGGCTTCTCTACAAGCGTTTGCAATAACGCCTTGGCTCTTGGGTTTATCTTAGCGGGGTGTTGTAGATGCTCTACCAACTTACCGTCCCTATAAGACTCACTATCCATGTTCCTGTGCCATGACTCTAAAGCCTCTTTGCGCTTTTCCATGTCTGTTGGGTGTAAGCCCCCGTCCCTAGATTGAATATCTACCAAGGCATCAATCGCATGTGCCAGGTCGTCCCTAATGTCGTACTTTTCCCCGAAGCCGCTTGCCTGCATCATATAAGGCGCGCTTCGGGCAATGGCGTTCATTGTTTTCTGGGATACCTGCGTAAGTAAATCTGCGTTAGGTATCATCTTGCCTACAATTACATTCTCTACCAATGACTTGCCGTTTTCATTTAGCTTTCCTGTCTTCTGATTAATGTATGCGTTTTGATTGGATTGACTAATTATACCTGCTCCCCTGAGACTATCTATGAAGCCTTTGCCCCTCTTGCTATCTAAGAAACTCCTTAGTGTCTCATCCGACTCCATGTTTTCTGCGAGAGAACTTACGGCTTTCTCATTAAACCTACGTGCTTGAGCAACCGCCATCGTCCTTGGATCCATTGCCTGCGTGAAGTTCTCGTTAAGCTGACGTACAAGTAGCTGCTTCTCTGCGTCATCCTGGGGCGCTACTTGCCTTACAAGTATGGGATTCTTTATGCCGCCCACATCATCCGACGTGAGCCCGAATTGTGCGGCATTGTTCTTAATGTAGTCTCTAAGCTCGTTTGCCTTAGCTGAACTTGAACTGTCGGAGTAGACACGCTTCATTGACATAGACCTAGAATTGCCTCCGAGAACTACTCCGTTCTCGTCTACAATAGGTGCTCCGTTTGTGGCATCGGGATTCGTGTTGACTACAAGCTCAGGTCGCAGATCGTTAGCCTGACTGATTACCTTAGCCTGCTCTGCCTTATCTCTATGGTACGCCCGCTCATTGCCTACATTATGTCTCTCGTCCTCAGAGAAGGTCTTAGGATCGTGTGAAGTGACTATACTATCTGCTTCCACAACCGCCCATTGAGACTCTACCTCTGAAAGTTTCCCAAACTCCCCTGCAACATACAGCTTCGTGGGACCACCTTGTTTCATGCTATCAGGGCTTATGCTAGATGCTACAACCTTCGGGAGTGGAGCCATAAGAACCTGCTCTGTCTCTTCTAAATTGGCAGGGGCAGTTTCTACGGTTCCTGGGGAAGGTGCTTTGGGCTTTTCAGGCTTCGCACCGAAAGCCTGAATGCCATCCCAAAGATCTACCACCTCCTGAAAGAGTTCTTTATTCACTTTAACGGGTTTTGTCCCACTACTTGCCCAGTTACTAATCAACCCGTCTCTTTCCATCTGGTCCATGATGCGTGCAGCTCTGTTGAAGCCTATTGAAAGTCTTCTTGAAAGGTGGCTTCTGCTCACACGACCATCGCGAGCTACGACACGTAAAGCCTCTTCGTACATCGGATCCACTTCGTTCATCGGATCAGTGGTTTTTGGAGGCTCCTCGCCAGGGGGTTTAAACTCAAACGGGTCGTCATCAGGTCGTTTATGTGCAGGAGGATTTTCGGACTCAAATATAGCACTTAAATCTAGCCCAGCTATGTCCTCAAGCCCCTCTTCCACCTCGAGTTTAACTTTAGGCTTCTCGAGAGGTATGTTCGCCAAGTCGGGGTGATCTTCCACCTTATCCATAAGAAGTTTCAGCTCTTTGCCCTGAAGCTCCTGTATGTTCGCCATGAACACGCCGCCGAGAGCGTCCTCAAATTTCAAGGTCTCGTCATCTTTGTATTTGAGTACAAAGGGAGGCTGCATCTTATCTATTTCCGACGCCGAAGTAATAAAACCGAGGTTAAGTTTCTTTTTCTCCTTAGCCGCTTCTTCTGCCGCTTCCTGCTCCTCAAGTCTTTGCGCCCTTTCCTGCTCCTGCAAGTCTTTCAAGTAGTCCTGCACCCTGCGATTAGACTCTTCTGCAATGATGCCTGGGGCAATCTGCGAAAGACGCTTATTTACCAGGGCTAGAGCTTTGTTGAGAGCGCGTTGTCTAGCTCTCGCTTTCTTTTCCTCGTCAGTAAGTACCCGTTTCTTCTTAGGAGGCTTTTCTGGAAAAAGAGGCGTCTTACCGTCGCCTTTCTCCTTCACCACAATAACCTTTGGTTCCCTAGACTTGGGCTCTTTAGCCCCCAATCTAAGCAGTATCTCCCTCAGATTGAGGAGCCCATTTATGTCAGTGCTTTTAGCGATACTCGCAGCAATGATGGGATCCTCCGCGATAAGCGTCATTCTCTCCATACGCTCAATCTTTAGGGGAATATTCTCTAAGTCTTTCTTAGATCCTAATTCAGGCACCTCTAAGGAATCAGTCTCGTCTTCGTATGTATCAGGGGTTTCGGAGAACTTTTTAACCTTACTCTCTGAACTAAAACGGAGCATCTTACCTAGCCAAGAAAACAACCCTGGCTTTACGTTAGGATCACCGCTCTCAGAATCCGCGTTCTCCTCGTTGCTCTTTTGTTCCGATGGTCGGGTAGAGGTCCAGCCCCCTTTACCGTCAGGATACCTATACTCATATCCCTTACCGTCACCTGTGAGCTTCTTTTTGCGCTGTCCCCCATGTGTGCCTTTAGGTATGGGCTCCCACCCCTGTGATGCGCCACTGGTCAGCATCGCAAGAGCAGTTCTATGAGGGCTACTGTCGTCCCCCTCTGCCTTTACCAAAATCTCGCGACTGATTCTCAGGTCACTGTTACCCTGAACCAAATCTCGATAAGTACGCATAGATATACACCCTAGAATCCTCGACTTACACTATCCTACATTTAGTCAATATTCAAACGCATCCCTATACCTAGTCTTAAAAATATATTTGAAATAAATCTTGACGGTCTAGCCGTAATGTATTAGTTTACTTGTGTCGGGGCACGGTGCTCTGGGAAAGGACAATATCATGGAAAACCAGATAGATAAGATAAAGAAATTGCTTGCGTTGGGGAGCGGGGGCGACAGTCATGAAAGTCTTCTCGCCTTAGATATGGCGAGTCGTCTTATGGCGAAATGGGGCATTGATGAGCTTGATCTAATGATTGAGCAAGAGGGTCTAAGTAACTTAGGAGACTTGGATCGCCGCGTAATGTATCGATCCCGCAGGATTTCCTACTGGAAAACCTGTCTTCTGAACGCTTTATGCTCTGCGAATCACTGCGTAGCTCTTATTACGGCTGGGTACGGACTATTAGCGTATGGTCACGAATCTAACCTAGACAAAGTTTCTATGTTATGGGACATGATTTGTCCCCAGATTGATGCTTGGACCAAGGCAAATTGTGCAGGTAGAGGTCGGACTTACGCCTCATCGTATCGTCTGGGTGTCGTAGAGACTTTGAGGGTTCGTATGGTCGTAAACCACCACTCTCTCATCTCCGAAAAAAGTGAGCAAGAACAAAACGCATTAATGACAGTATCTGACCAAATAAAGAAAGAGGTGGACGATTTTGTTAATGCGGGAGGTGCCCCTGGTAACTACAGTCGTAGTCAGACTGGGTGGAGTGCGGAGGCGTACCACAGAGGTAGAAAAGACGGGGAAAACATTCACACGGAATCTAGTGTTAGAAAGGCATTGACTTGAAAGATAAAATGGAAACCAGCAGCCCTATCGTTAAAGGCGTTTTTATGGTGCAGACCAATCGTGCGCCTATCGTAAAAAAGGCTCCTCATCAAATTATGATGTTCGCCACTTATGCAGACGCACAAAACGCTTTGGATAAGATACGGAAACTTCGTCAAATTACGCCCAAGTTTGGGGGTCATAAACTGGTTAAACGTACCTTGAAAATAGATAATGGTATGTTTGACGTATGGTGCATAACTGAAAGGGTTATTAAAAATGGCAGTAAGCCTAACTGAGTCTTTAATTATGGTTGTCGTTGGATCGCTTATTGTAGGTCTCCTCATTGTAGGACCGTACTTATGATTGCTCTCAACGCATTAGACCAGTATGTGGTAATTGTGTGCGGCTTCTTCTGGGGACTACAAGGCACTCCCCCTTCAAATTCTCAGAAAACTACTTGCGAAGACATTGTAATTGTGAGTCTGAATTCTGGCGAAGACCCTACTCTCATGCTTTCAATCGCATGGAACGAAAGTCGCTTTATTCCAAACCGAAAATCTAAAGCGGGTGCTATTGGTCCCATGCAAGTCATGGCTAAGTACTGGTGCCCCAAGGGTAATTCCCAAGGCTGTGACCTTATCCAAGCAGGCTTTAAGGCATGGCAAACGTATTTTGAAATGGAAAAGGGTAACGGGAAGCAGGCGTTATGTCGCTACAGCTCAGGGAAACGGTGTTCCTCATCTGTAGGTGGTCGTCGATATGCGCGAAAGGTGCTTCGCACCCGCGAAAGTTTGGTGACGAGCATGTTTTCTAGCTGGCACGATAGGATGGCCCAGGAGAGTTGTGCTAGGTGTCCTGAGTGCTGTACTCAAAGTACCTTTGTTGACGAATACGGCGTAGAGAGACCATGTGACTGGTTGCCCGATCAAAGTACCAAACAGGAATATGATTGCTGGGACCCCTCTCGAGAGGTCAAATAGTCTTTTTATGTTTCCTGAAAATCCCCAAACCTACTCCACTAGACAAAATGGGAATCAACCACGCCCAAATCATGTGCTCTCCGCATCCCCCGCCGAAGATATGAAATACATGCTCCATCTTTAATCTCTCCATAGGGTTGGTACATATTTAAGCCACCCCTTGTACCGTACCCGTTCGTCTAAATACGTCGGTGACACGTCCCACTCGTATGCTTCTCTTTCAAAGGGGTTAGACCTATAAGCCCTAGCCCCCGCATTGGGATCGCGCTGCCACTTGTACCGCACATACAGAATCAACCAGAATAGCCCGTACAGTACCCATTGTAACGGTCCTAGCTCTACTTGCTGCTCGTAATGAATCGTTTCATGGTTTCTTTGCCGCGTATTGACCGTGTAACGGCTCCATACCCAGAAGCCGAAGCTAATCGCGTAAATCTCTATGGGTGCTACCTTCGATAGCCAAACAGGTACTTTACTGTTCTCAATGAATATGGGGAATCTACTTTTTCTCATCTGTATATCTACGTCGCAAAGACAGTCCTCATCTAAATCGCAATGTATATCGTGCGTTTCCACTTAACTAACGCTTCTTTTTATCAGCGGCGTCCATTTGCCTGACAATCTTATTCGCCCAAGAACGCCCCGCTTCACCGCCCCATAGCAGCCCCGCGACGTACCCCTTATCTTCGTGAGGTTTCTTGCCTGCGTCCAGCTTGTAGTTGCTCGCATGGCGACTGAAATACGCTTTCATGCGCCGCACCGTAGCGGGGGAAACCTTACCCGCGCTCAAATCCCGAGCCCGTGCTACACCTGACCCTATGCCCTCCTTAGCTGCCTGCATGGGGTCTAGTCCTGCCTTATTGCTAGGAGATTGCTTGCGTCTTAGGGCTAAACCCCTACGTGCCGCCCTCCGCACCCCCTCGGGTACACTGAAATCGATTCCTTCATACTTCTTAGCCATGCCTAACCCTCATACTTGCCTACTGCGACTGCAAATAACACTATGCCTCCAATTATACAGGCGCATAGAAACAAGTCTCCCGCTAATTGCCAATCCATTAGTTTCCTATAATCCTGTATCTGGTTGTCGGGTTGCTTATCTCTCGAGGTGTCGCCCAGCCACTTCCCCCTAAAGTACACAATCTGATGACAGGTGCTATGTGAGACTGCCCATCAAAGATATACAGCGCCGATCCTTTTGGAGCTGGGGCTTTCTTCGCTTCTGGATTGTCAGGGTCAGTGAACTTAATCCTGCCACTGAAAAACCAAATCTCTCGAGCATGGCACCACGCTTCTCGGAACCACTGTGTGTCCGTACAGGCAAAAGCCAGTACGACCACTCTCGCTCCCAGCTTGGATTCCTCTACCGCCTTATGTATCCAATGCTTCAGACCCCTACCATAAGGAGGATTACACCAAGACCAGTGCCCCGAGCCCGCGTTCCACGATTGCTTCAAAGCATCATCCTCTGGCGTGTAGTACCTGTCGCACAAGGCATTATGCCCATCCGAGGCTACGTCTAACTTAAAATTAAAGACCTCGTTCAAGTCATCAAAGAAATGGGAAGGTGTTCTCCAGTTCTGACGATCTGAAGAATGTATCACCCTCCATGCCTGTGCCTTCTCACCCATAAATCTGCACCGCCATAATTAGAAAACTAAGCGCCATGCAAATCATGGTCTTCGATGTGAACATAGACTCCCCCATGAATGTCCACGTCAGTATGGGGAAAATCAGCCAAGAGGCACTAAACCCCAAGAACCTAGCCGCCCACAGACTCTCACCGAAACCCCTGTAGGCATACCTCATTGCGAATACCGCACTGAGCCCAGTAGGTATCGAGAAAATCAATACAGTCGTTAAAGGTCTGGCTTCCCACCAACGGGACATAAACTGTAACGAGTTACCAAACCAGCCCACGATGTGGCATACGCAAAATAACCCCAGACCTAAGAAGATTTCCCTATTCACCTGCTCCTCTTACATTCACAACAGCAACAGCAACATTCTTGGCAGCAACAACTGTCCTGCCACCCGCCCCAGAAACGTCGAAGCATTTCCTGAAAAGCCCACATAGTAATATAATCTCCTACTTTGCCCACACACTACCACAAGGTGGCTTATGTACGTGAGAGAAACAAAAATTCAAGGCATAAATTTAAGCCAACCAAATCTTTTTCGATCCCCATCCTTCACAGATGCGTACCAACGCTCGATCTCAAAAGGGTCCAGACGCATCGCTTTCTTATCGTCCAGAGTCAGTAAAAACACCCAAAAGAAGTTAAAGAACCAAACCAAAGGATACCCCACCCAGAAAAGTTCGCGCCATTGCTGGGCATAGATCCGAGATACGCGCAATTCACGAGCGTCAAGCTCTCGAGGGGTAAAAGTAAAGCCCAAGAAAAGTATTGGGCTAGGGAAGAAATCAGTACGGATAATCATAGACCACCGAAATTTAATTTACGAATCCCTACCATAACCGCCAAAAAGGTTCTGTCCCCCGTTTTTTGGTATCCAAACCCGTATTTAGAGGAAGCAGCTCCAGTTGAAGGGAGACCAGTACGCCGATCCCCGTATCTAGGGGGCAAATTTCAAAATAATTTTTCAAAATTTTGATCGCGACTTTTTCAATTTTGGAAATGCGTTTTCGTAGGGTCGAGGAAAAAGCGCGTCTCTATATATTGGGATTATTTGAAAGTTATTTTTTTCAGAAAAATTTGATTTGAGTTGATCTGTACTTGTGAGATCGCAGACGGCGTGAGGGGTAAATCGACTGATCGGTCGATAACACGCGCCCGTAGTTGGCACGCTTCGTGCATACGGCTAGGCTGGCACGTATCTTGCCTACGGATAAGCCGTAACACCTGGCACGAATCTTGCTTACGGTTAAGCTGGCATGGTCTGTGCAACACGCGCACAGCGCGCCGAGTGCGGGGGGTAGGGGGGCGGGGGGTCTCGTGGGGGGTCACGGTACAAGATAAACCGAAAAAATAACTTTTAATTTGGCACCTAAACCCCCGAAATAATTACACTTTAAAAAATAGTTTTCAAATAGGCTTTACACCTTAGCCGTAACCGCGTTAATGTCTAGGGGTATCGAGGAGCCGACGGGCTCCCGACGGTTCTTTGACAATCGAGAAATAAAACATCGGCTCCACAAGGTGCCGAGCCTGTCCCCCACGGGGACGGGTTCGGGGTCTTGATTGTGCCCTTGAATGGTTCGAGGACACAACAAAGGCCGCCCCCAAAGGGGGCAAGGAGTAAAGACCGATGAATGACCCTCACACCATTGACGTTTTCAGTCGGTGCGCGATTCACGATGTATACGCGCTAACGACCGAGATTTTCGGAGTAAAAAAGGGTGCTACGATGGACCCTGAGCAAATCGCAGCAGCGGTTCAGGGGCTGAGAAAAGCCGCCGAGTGGCTAGAGAAGCATGGCGAGAATTATCAGGGCAAATGGCACCAGATAGACTATTACGAGAAGCACGCCGAAGGGCACCAAATTTGAGCCCTCATGGAAGCCTTCCGACCCGAGACGGTCGGGGGGCTGGATGAGAGTTTAACCCGCCCCCCCAGGGGGCACCAACAAACGCCCCCGATGGGGCAAGGAGCAAAAACCGATGAATTACCCACAATGGCAAGACGACCGCACAGCCGCCCAGCAAGGCACCCACAGCGTGATCATCGCGGGACGTGACAAATTTATGTCCCGATGGGGACGCGGTAAAACGGCAGGAGGATCAACAGCTGCATGGGCATGCACGCCCGAGAATGCCCGAGCCGTGATCGACTGGGTAGACGCCCGCGAAGACATGACCCACGTTCGTAAGACCACCGAGAGCGCACTAGCCCGCGTCAGGGGGCTAGTACACATCTACGTAGTGGAAGAAAACCACCCCGCCCTTGTTTAAGCCCTCATGGAAGCCTTCCGACCCGAGACGGTCGGGGGGCTGGATGAGAGTTTAACCCGCCCCCGATGGGGCACCAACGACCGCCCCCGATGGGGCAAGGAGCAAAAACCGATGAGAAAGATCACAAGAGAAGTAGCGCGAGCCCTTTTGAATGGTGAGAACATCACGCGAAACAACACCCACGTGAGAAACGGATCAATGTTCTTATTTGGAAATGAGATCGCACGTTTCGACGGAATAAACCTCACGATTTCAGACGGTGGATATGAGCTAACCACCACCACAAAAGAACGCCTAAACGGGCTCATGGAAGCCTACGGATCGAACGTGAGGCTATTCACGAAGAACTTCAACCCGATGATCTCAAGGAGCCCCATTGATAGGGGTGCTGAATGGTCGGGAGACTGGACCAAAATTTAAGCCCTCATGGAAGCCTTCCGACCCGAGACGGTCGGGGGGCTGGATGAGAGTTTAACCCGCCCCCGATGGGGCACCAACAAACGCCCCAGAGGGGGCAAGGAGTAAAGACCGATGAGCGATTTAATTGAGAGATTAGACGCGACATTTGAGAAGCAAAAAAACATGCCCATTCTAACAGATATGATTTCAAAACAGATCCAAGCGTTTGTGACTGCTGGAGAGTATCAGTCGGCGGTGGATTTATGGCATGAATTACGATTCATCCAGAGCAACACGGTAGGCGGCAACGATTCAGCGGGCACACGGCTATTCATCAACGTAGGGCACCGTTGCCAGGGGGATCTAATCTACGCGACAAGAAAGATCGAAGGCAGAGTTTAACCCGCCCCCCAGGGGGCACCAACAACCGCCCCCAGAGGGGGCACTAACAACCGCCCCCCAGGGGGCACCAATAACCGCCCCCGATGGGGCAAGGAGCAAAAACCGATGCTGACCATGGATGAAATTTTGGACCGCGAGCACGCCGCGATCATGCGAGCGTGCGAAGAGATGACGACCGAAACCGCCCCCGAGGGGGACAAGGGGGACCAATGAAAGATATTATCAAGCTAACGATGAGCCCCGATCCAGTGGATAACTTCTTGGGGAAAATTGACCTGTCAGTCTGGCTAAGGCGGGAAGCCCGCCGACTAATCAGGGAAGGGGGCAACAAATGACCACCGAGGACCTGATAGGCGGGATCATCCTCGCTGTTCTAGGCTACGTTGGGACCGTCCTGATATTCTGCCTTTAAGCCCTCATGGAAGCCTTCCGACCCGAGACGGTCGGGGGGCTGGATGAGAGTTTAACCCGCCCCCGATGGGGCACCAACAAACGCCCCAGAGGGGGCAAGGAGTAAAGACCGATGACTACGATCAATCCGCTTGTACAAATGCACCGCGACGGACGGCTAGGAAACACGGGCGCAAGTCACTTCAACGAAGTGGGGCGCAAAGCCTGCCAAGAAATCGAAGGTGCAGTAGAAAGCATCCTTCTAAGGATAGTGCAGGAACACGGACCCGTAGATATCCGAATGTTTCAGCACATAGGACACGACGCCGTAGCTACGGTTTGTCTCGAACGCCTATTCTAGCCCGCCTTTAAGCCCTCATGGAAGCCTTCCGACCCGAGACGGTCGGGGGGCTGGATGAGAGTTTAACCCGCCCCCGATGGGGCACCAACAAACGCCCCAGAGGGGGCAAGGAGTAAAGACCGATGA